CCGCCGCATCGACTCGACTCTTAATCGTGTCAGCGTAATACGAATTATCCGAATCAATGTAGTACTGAATATCGATACTATAATTCTTAGCAATTGGCGCTTTTACAGACACATTATCGGTAAGTGGCCGCACCTTCTTATCGGTAAGCGTAGCTTCCACTAATTTAATAATTTCTTCCCCTGCAATTTCACCAGATACAAGACCAGGATATACAACTACATCCCCCGGTTTAGGCGATACCACTTTCACAGAGCTAATAAGGGCTGATGCTTTTTTTGTAAAAAACTCATAGGCCCCTTCGGCCCCTGCGCAAGAGAAGCTTTCGGGCGCTTCCCTGATACGTTCACGGAACGCGTCATCCGATTCCGTGTCAGCACCACCTTCAGAGATTGTAATGTTGGTTACACTTGCGATATACGGAATCGGATCCACAAGCGTGGTAATCGACCCTACTGGGTAGCCATTCCCTTTGGCAGATGCTTCCGTACACACGGCTTTTACTTGTATCGTGGTTTGTGCAGCAGATAGATAGTAAGGCTCTGTGGTTGCAAAAAACACGTTATCACCTGAAGTAAAGCGTGTACCTTTTGGAATGGCTATACCTTCGGGCCTTGCCGTTGATGCGGTTAACTTCATAGTAGTGACTGCGCCCGTAGCCTGTAAGCGTTCCACGCCTAACGCAATGCCGATATGGTCTAAGTTATTTTCCCTAGCATAGGCCAGAAGATTCTGCTTGCCCGTGTCGTTGATGCGGTTAAGCAATAAAATCACAATATTAGTAATCGTTAATAGGAATAAGCGAATAGGGTCCGCCTGTGCTAACTTTCGCCCAGTAACAGAGGTGTAGAGGGCGAATATTTCCTTTTCAACGGCTTCTTTATCCGCCGTGACAAAGTTGATTTCGGGTAAATTCATTATTATCGCCTCCACGGTGGTAAATTAATAATCGCCCTTATATCTACATCAGGGCATTTCAAAATAAGATTAGCGGGCAATATCACATATTGAGCATACTCTTGATTGGCTTCTAGCAGTACGTTCATATAAGCTTCGTTGCCATACACTTTAAATGCGATACCATCCCACATATCCCCTTGGATTGTTCTATACTGATTCATAGCCACCTACACTTTCTAGCCATTCGTCTTTTATAGCAATTGATACCTTGGGCAGTAAATGCCCTTCTTCTGCGTCGGTTGTGGCAGTACTCTCGAAGTCTACGGACACAACTCTGCAGCGTGGCTCATATTCAGTAATGGCCCGAATCACCTCCGCAGAGATTCTAGCCATTGCTACCGGTAAAGGTAAATCAATAACAGTACCATCAATACCAAATCGCCTATCAAGCGGTACAGAAAATTGCGTTGTAGAAATAATGGTTCGCACATTTTGAATAATCTCAGTAAGAATATCCTTCGGGGCAAAATCAATGCCATCAAGGCGAGCGCTTACATCAATTTGCATTTGTATCGCCTCCTTGTTTAGGTGTGATTACAACTTTAGGAATATCAGGGGCCTCCTTCAGCGTCACATTAATGGATGCGGACAATACATTACCTCGATTATCAATCGTATTCATCGCGGCGCTTATACTGGTAATCAGTAATTTGTGTTCACTAAATGGCTTACCATTAATAATCAACTGTTCGGCTTGTCCTTCTCGGCACATCTTGGCCACTTCTTCAATTTCTTTTAGAGGGTCAACGCCCAATAGCTTATTAAAGTTCATCGTAAAAGAAATATCATCCGCATCAGGTCCCAAGAATTCAAGTATTGGTTTCTGTCCTATGATTTCGTGGGACGCTGTTCGAGCGTTGATATTCCGTGCCAATGCATCGAACGTACGCACCGTATGGGATGATGCCACAAACACAATTTTTCCAAAGCTCCCTAATTGGCGTTGCGGTAGGTATCCTCCCAGGCCAAACTTATCAGCTAAATTAGATAGGCGAGAGTAAGCCACATCGCCTAATTGTGTATTTTGTAAATTCTTTAATCCTTGCGAATTAAGATTCTTCTTATAGTTGGCAGCAGTACTACCTAATTTACTAAATAAAGATATGTTACTCACCTCCTATCCATTCGGCGTGCCTGTGCTTCCGCCACCTGGAACGACGCCGCCGTGCGTATGTGACACTAAACTAATTCCGTTAACCACTACGTCCCCTGAAGGAGCATTAATAGTTAAATTACCGGTACAATTAATAACAAGACCGCCTCCGTCCGCATCATAGGAGACGGTCGAACCGTCCGCAAATTTGATGCCGTGGATATTTTGCCCATTAAAAGAGGGCTTATCCTTGGCATTATATGTAGTGCCTAAGATGTAGCCCTGGGACAAATTATTATCTTGAGGTAGAAATAAACACAACACCTGTTCGCCAACACCTGGCATCCAGTAATGTTTATTATCTTGTGATCCGTGTGAAAGTACTTCGAGTGGATACGATACTAAATCATCGCGGTCCGGAAATGTTACTCTTGCCGTCATGGTAGCGGGGTCAGTACTAGATACGATGCCGTCACGAATTAAATTTTTTAACGCTACACTAATATCCATCTAGGCACCTCCTTATATCTAGGCTTTGTGTATATCCGCCCCCTACCTTATGGGAGCATTTGCTAATGATATACTTACCGTCGAATTTACCAAACCCTTTTAAATTGATTGTGGCTGATGCGGCCAACACGATATGGCCAAGCATAGCAACGGAACCGGTGATTTCATTCTTGTTCTTTTCGCGTAGCTTTTTCTTGGCCAAACGTTCGGCTTCTGCTTGAGTCTCACAACTTTGGTTAACTTGTAATATCTTGCCTTGCGTTTTGTGAGGATCCTTAAACGTATACTCAATGGTACTCTTTTGCTTAGTGCTCTTGTGCTTTACGTGGCATCCCCAATACACATCCTTTAACGAGGTCTTTAAAGAATAGCTACCTTGATAAGGAATGACTTCCCCAAGTTCCTTAATTTGTTCTTCTGTAAGGTCTGTAGGCATTGGCCCTTTAATTAGCGTTGCGACTACTTTTTCTGTTTCGAATTTTGTTTCATCAAAAATAATCACTTGCTTATCTGAAACCTTTAACGCCAGCCCGTTATCCTTACAGACTTTCATCAGGAATTCCAAATCCGACTGGTCCGATTGCTCGACACGATCTAATTTAATCGTCTCAGGTGTATCGTAAAACAATTCAAGGCCTGCACCTTTCGCTAGTTCCTCCGCAACAGATTTGAGCGTAGTCTTCTCCCATGACTTACTCTTTAATTCCCCTCTTAACTTGGATTCATCTGGAACACTAACAGCCCCTATGGTGACCTCGTGCGGTGGGTTTTTACAAGTAATTTCATCAATTTCAAACTGCCCGCATTTCATCTCTATCTCATCCCCAGGTTCATTCCAGTTGTGGAATATAATTGATGCAGTTAACTTCGCCCCTTTTTCAGGAAACCATTCGGACATCCAAAGCTCTTCTATATCATGTAAAGTGATTGATATATCGTCAGCTTCTCCGGACATTACATCGTTAAAGCTGAAATCCTTTAAATACGGAACTAGGTCTTGTGTGATGTCCTTTTGGTCATACTGCAGTTTGACGGTAACATAGCGCAAATTACTAGGCATAGCTTACACGTCCTTTCCGATTTTGGATTTCAGCAAGTCTTGCTTCTAGGTCATCTATCGCTCCGCCTACAGCACTTTTAATTTGTTGTACAGCACTTGCATCCGCATTACCATTAATAGTGATGTTGATTGGTGCTGATACGGATACAGCAGAGTTACCTTCATCTGGAAACAGCCCCATCATAGCGCCTGTTTGACGCCATAAGGCTTCAGCCCTTGGTGTACCATTGATAGGAATCGCAGCTTCATCCGATTCTTCGGCAAACGTAGTAAGGAACGCGCCTTTCCCATAAATACCGCCTTTCGCGTTATGTTGTACGGATTGTCCATTAGCTGTTGCCGTGCCTTCTACTCTTGCTTGAATTGGTTTACTAAAAATGGATCTAACCCATTCCCATTTTTCACTAATCCAATCAAACAGACCTCCGAGTTTACTCATAACCCAGTCATAGAATTGGCCGAGCGCGGCTTTAGGGTCTTCCCATAATAGAGTAAACCAGGCTTTCACTTGGTCCCAGTTGGCAATTAACCCCATCGCCGCATAAATCAGCCATCCTATAGGACCGGCCATGAACGCGATAATGGCAGCTGTAGGAGATTCCCACATCGATGTGCAGAAGTCGGACACAATTTCAAAATGAGTGACTAACCACGCCAAAACACCAATTAATGCGGCGATAGCTAATATCACCAATCCTATCGGATTAGCACTCATCGCCGCATTTAACAACCATTGCGCCGACGCGGCCGCATAGGTCGCAACTGTACCTGCTATCATCGCTGCCTTATGAATGCCCGATGCAATCACATTGCGCATAGTTGCCACTCGTTCTGATTCCATCATCATTTTATAAGCTGCTTGGGCCGCCACTACGCTGTAATATACAGCTCGTGCGGCTTTATAAGCAATTACCATGCCTGCTACAGCTACGCTTGTTTTGATTATGGCTTCCGTAAGTTCCGGATGTTGTCCCGCAACCTCAGCAACGTAAGCAGCTTCATTTGCAAGAGATTCACCTAGTTTTGCTAGAGTAGGTAACATTGTGCTACCGATTGCGATTGCTACTGATTCAGTTGCAGATGAAAGCTTAATTAGTGCTCCGCGAGCATTATTCTGCATCTCGTCGGCCATATCCTTAGCTGCGCCATCACTATTTTCAAGCTCTTTAGTTAACTTATCTAACGCATCAGGTCCTTGATCAATAACAGATACCCAAGCTGATGCGGCATTGGTACCGAAGATAGTCGCAAGGGTAGCAAGCTTTTGTTCCTTACTCATATCCTTGGTCTTATCTGCTAAGTCGCGAACGATAGCGCTCATCTTGCGTGGCCCATTGGTATCATTCATAGCAATACCCAGGCTATCTAATGCGGCTCTTGCTTCTTCTTGTTGTGCCGTTGCTTCACTTAATGAAAGCCCCATTTCCTCAATCGCTTTAGTCGATTTAGAGGAAGTACCCGCTAAACGCAAGAACCCTGAACGTAATGCCGTACCCGCTGCAGATGCCTTGATACCGCTATTGGCCATAAGCCCAGTAAGTGCAGCCGTTTCTTCCAAGCTGGCGCCAAAGGCGTGCGCTACTGGTGCGGCGTACTTCATTGTTTCGCCCATCATCTCGACAGTTGTATTTGTCTTGGTGGTAGTCTTAGCGAATACGTCCGCCATATGCCCTGCGTGTTCAGCACTTAATCCAAACGCAGTAAGGTCATCGGATACGATGTCCGCAGTACGTGCCAAATCCGTATTACTAGCTGCTGCTAAGTTCAAAAG